CAAATCGCCGCTGGACTCAACATTGCACCTCCCGTCTTTGAGACCAATAAGACAAGTTATATGGTGATGCTGGATCTGGACGAGATGTGCATTGCCGACAAGTACGGTTCAAACCCCAGCAATACGCCTGCTTGGATTTGGAAGCAGATACACTTTATTCTTGACACCCTTCTGAAGAAGGGAAACATAGAGTACATCGATATTACGCCGTACAACTTCATCGAGAAGGATGGAGTTGTATGGTGCATTGATTACGGACACGCATACCCTTATCGCGGTCAGATCCAGAATTGGTTCCTCAAAGACATGTTGGAGAAGAAGCTCAAGCGCTGGAACCCAGATTTCGTGTAATCGCCGGTTCGTCTAGTTTTTTAGTTTACTTGGCAATGACCGACTCCAGGAAGTCATCGCACACCTTCGACCACGGACGAGTACGAGCAAGGGAGACGCACGCCTCCAACGTCTCCTTACCGCACATTGCGAGCGCCTTCTCCATACCCTCCGCCACCGCCTCTGCTGTCGTGGTGTACTCCGTCAGACCCACACCCGCCGTCATCTGGAGATACGAGTACGACGTCGTAGGGAGCTGCACGCTCGTCTTATCGTTCATGAACGCCTTGTAGCAGTCTAGTGCCAGGACCACCTGCGGGGCGCCCGTCGCCATGTGCTCCAGCTGGCACAGACCGAAGCCCTCGCCCGCCGACGTGTTAATACCTACATCGGCCACATTGTACAGCTGGTTGATGGCGTCGTCGTTGAAGTACGCCTGCGGGGCCGTCGTATCCACGATCGTGACGCGCGTACCGTACTTCAGGTTGTCTAGGCCCAGCAGCTCAAGCTCGTTGAGGTAGATCTGGAGGGGCTGGTAGAACGCCCCGCCCTCCGGCTTCACGCCCGTGACGAGCAGGAGGTGGTACGGGGCATCGGGGAACTTCTTCAGGAGACGGGCAAACGCCATGATCGTGAGATCAAGACGCTTGCGCTGGGAGTTGCGGTTCATGTTGAGAAACACCTTGTCACCCGGCTTCAGGTTCAGGTTCTTGCGAATACCCGCGCGCTCGCCGTCGGACAGGGGCTTAAACACCAGTGAGTCAATGCCGTGCTCCAGAACATCGATCTTGATATTGGGCGTCGTCAGGCGAGTCATCAGGTACTTCTTCCACTCCTCCGTGAAGCAGATGATCCGGTCGCTTGCATTCTCAATGTTACGGAGAAGACCCATGTCCGCGCCCTTGTACACCTGATCGAGGTAGACCCACAGCTTCCACGACTTCGGGACATCCTTGACCTGCTGAATGAACTGGTTGATCACAATAGGGTCGTTGTAAATCATGATGATGTCAGGGTTCACCGTATCCACGTACTCCTTGAACTTGTTGAAACCAAAGCCCTGCTCCTTCGGGTCCTCATTGGCAGCTGCATCGTACTGGATAATGCCTGTGAGCGGACGAGCAGGCGTCGGGAGACGAGCGGGGGTGCGCTGGAAACCAAAGTGGAAGATCTTGATCAGCGGCTGCAGGGTACCGAGCTGCTTGAGGAGGTTGTAGGACACCTTCGAATAGCCCGTCACCTGCTCGGTGTGTGTGGAAACCAGTAGGAAGCGGATAGGAGCCATTTGTATGTATCATTTTCTAACCTGTAAATATAATAGCATGGCTGAGTACTACTCCACAGTATCGCTCGAAGGCGGACCTAAATTCCTGAGCCAGCAGACGCGGTTCAAGAGCGCGTCAGAAGTCACCGAGATGAAGAAGCGCACTGTTGTCAACAATTATTACACGAACTATCCGCAGTCACAGAAAGCGGCGTATGCGAGCACGTATACGACATTCCAGGCGGGAGCAGTTTACAAGGTTCGCAAGACCGTGCCGGGCGGGTCGTGGACGCCCACGTGTATCACCAAAAACACCAGCTTTGTCCAGGCCAATAACTCCATCCTCTCACCGGGAGGCGAGAAGCAGACGCCGAATATGCTAGTGAAGTCTCGGGCCGATATGAACAACCCTCAGTAAAAGGCTACGCCCGGAGCCTCCGAACTCTCCTTCATCTTGGGAATCTTGGTATACTGCGAAAAGCGGTCCATGAACGGAACAGGCGGAATTGGATACAATTCCGTAATCGAGTTACTCTTCGTCATTGTCCTCGCGATGATCCGGCGTGTTTGCGTGCCAATCCAGTCGTATCCGTAGCGAACGCTCATGTACGAATGGATCAGAACCGCGATCACCAGAATGCCAATAAGGATATACGGAAGGTTCTTATACATTATTCATACCGTATAACATAATATAGAATGCCGGGCGGTCTTGTTCAACTGACTGGGTTCGGCGCCCAGAACGTTTTTTTGAATGGCAATCCGTCCATGACGTATTTTACGAAGATGTACAAGCGCCACACGAACTTTGCGATGGAGCACTTTCACCTGCCTCCAAACAGTGCAACCGATACGAATCTCCCGATCGCAGGAAACAAGACGTTTCGGTTTAAGGTGCCTCGCTACGCCGATCTTCTACACGACTGCTATCTCTGCGTCGATATCCCTGACATCTGGTCTCCCCTCGTCGAGGTTGATCCTACCACACACCTTGCCAAAGAGTTCCAGTTCCAGTGGATCCGGAATCTTGGTTACAATATGATTCAGCAGGCTTCGGTGAATTTTAATGGCACGCCCATTGTGACTATGACCGGCGAATGGATGAAGATTGCCAGTTACCTGAAACACGATTCAACCAAGCGCGTCATCCTCGATAAGATGGTAGGAAATACGCCTGATATGTACGACCCGGCAAATGCAGGAGGACTGTTTAACCAGTACCCCAACGCCATCAACGTGGATGGCGTCAATAATCCCGCCCCCTCGATTCGTGGACGTCAGCTCAATATCCCTCTCCCCTTCTGGTTCTGCGAGGAGATTGGTCAGTCTCTTCCCCTTGTCTCGCTCGTGCAGACAGAGGTTGAGATTCAGATCACATTTAACAATATCTATGACCTGTTCACGATGATTGATGTGAACCCTGCTAACGCTCAGCAACCCAGTTTCCTGACCCGCGTTGTCGGAAACCCATCTGACCCCTTTCGTGGAATCCAGAACTTTCTGTCCTACCCCGATATTCAAGGAAATCCTACCAACTCCTCCCTCCAGAACTGGAACTTTAATCCGTACATTGAGGCCAACTACATTTTCATGACAGATACCGAGCGCGCGCACGTAGCAGCCTATGAGAAATCGTTCCTGGTGACACAGGTGCGATTCATGCGTACCAACGGACAGTACGGATACAACAACATTCCTATTCCGATGTACAATCTGTGTACTCGCATCGTCTCCCTTTTCCAGCGTGAAGACCGTATTCTGGTCAATGACTGGGACAATTACACGAATTGGGACAATATCTATTATCCCCCTGTCAATCCGTCGGTTCTGCCTTCCAACGTTTATTCTCCTGTTCCGCCTACGCAGTTTTACTCGTCCGGCATTCAGTTAGCCAACAATATGAACGCGCAGGATATTCTGCAGGAGGGAACCGTTGTCCTTGACGGAACCGAGCGCGAGAATACGAAGAACGTGAACTTCTTCCGCCTCATACAGAATTATAAGTTCTCAAAGGGTGATACAACTACTCTTCCAGGAATCAATCTCTACTCATTTGCGCTGGATCCAAATACCATCTCCCAGCCTTCGGGAACGCTGAACGGATCAATGTTCAATCGTACCAATATTCAGTACACCCTCCTGGTTCCTCCGACAATTTCGTCTGGAACAAACGCTTCTGGACAGGGGGCCGTATGTATTGTCAAGGATACAGCATTCAATCCTGTGCCCACGCTAGTTCCCATTGGCGCTACCGTTTCACCGGGACCGGGTATTCCCCCTCTCCTTCAGGCCGGACAGACGCTCACGATTATTCCCCCAAACACAAATGTAATTCTTCAGTATGGCGCATACTCTTCGGTAATTTACATCGAGTCCTACAATTTCTTGAAAGTTACAAATGGACAGGGTAATCTCGTGTTCTCTACATAATAATAGGAAGAATGAACACCGACGACCCGATCGCCGATGTTGCCCCCGAACAAGCACCGACGACACAGCAGCCTACTGTGTCATCGGCGAGTGGTTATCTTGGATATACGCTTCTTCTCATTCTCCTCCTCATTTACTCCCGCACAGCATGGTACGTCGTAGAAACCATCATATTCGACAGTTTCCCGGTTATCAAGCCGTACTCCACCCTTCTGATGACAATTTGGTTTATTCCCATTCTTGGTCTCCTTGCGTCTGTGATTGTTCCTTCCATCGGAGGAACCGCAATATGGGCAGCAGTGACCGGTGGATTTGCGATGATTCCGATGGCTGCAGCTTTTTATTACGTGATCGTCTTTGGATTCCCCGCCAGCGCACTAGAGTACATTCCGGCCTATTTTAAATCGGTGTAGCATCCTCGACCGTCTCCTTCTTGAGAAGGGGGGTGGAGGCATCAAGTGTTAGTAGTTCGTCCATCGCCTGACGAGGGTTCTCGAAATTGCGGAAGAGAATCTGGTTCACTTCGGCAGGACTCCACTTCTCGTCAATTTCCGGATGGGACCATAGTTCATGGTCGGTATCTGTAATATCATAGAACCCCTCCACCATTTCGCGGAGAACGGCGCGCGAACACTTCTTGAAGTGAATGATCATATCAATGCGTCCCGGACGAATGAGCGCACGGTCAAACCGCTCCGGGAAGTTTGAGGTAAACACCAAGATGCGACCACTGGATTCCAGGGTTCCATCTAGGAGATTCAGGAGGAAAGAGAGATCGATAGGATCCTTGATAATATCATCGTCCATCTCGGGTGCAAATGGATCTTTCGGTGCAGCAGCCGGCTCGGGCTTCTTCCACTCGCGCTTGAGGAGAACGTCGCCCATCGCATCGGCGTCCTCAATGATGTAAAGACGCTCAGAAATAGGGATGGTATACTTCTCGAGAACAGTGCCGTTGAACACGTGAATATCATCGCTGAAAAACAGGTGACGCAGCTGAGTCTTGGTCTTGATTTCTGACAGCTGAATATTGACGGGGTGGCGGCGGGCAACATTGGCAATGGCCTTGATTTCCGACGTCTTGCCTGTTCCGGGATCACCGTGAAACAGGAAGCCCAGAGTATACGGAATACCCTTCTTCTCGTACCATGATCGCTTCTCTAGGAAAAAATTGACACGCTTCTTGACCACTGGCTGCTCCTCGAAGTATACGTTCT